ATCTCCATGCCGCAGATCGCATGGTATCGATGGAAGTTGCGGGAGGAATTCGACGGCGACGAGCAGATGATGCTGCAAGAATTCCCGTTCACCGACGAGGACGCGTTCCAGGCCACAGGGAGCAAATACTTTGAAAGCGCATCTCTCACCGAGGGCATCAAGGAGGCACGCCGCGTACATTTTACGACCTGGCGATACCGGCTCGGCAGGAAGTGGGAAGAAATCGCCATCGCCGCCGTCAAAGACCTCCGGGCGGAGTTGCGGATCTGGGAGCACTCATCGAAATATGGTCATTATTCAATTGCTTGCGATCCGGCTTACGGATCCTCAGATACGGCAGATCGTACGGTCATCTCCGTATGGCGAGCTTTCGCTGAATGCCTTGTGCAAGTGGCTGAGTTCTGTACGCCGCAGATCTCGACGTACCAGTGTGCATGGATTCTTGCACACCTGGCCGGCTTCTACGGCCAAAAAGACTGCCGCGTCATCCTTGAGATCAACGGCCCCGGCACGGCGGTCTGGCAGGAGCTCCAAAGACTGAGGGACGAGTTCAAGAATGTCCGCCCGCAGGACGACCATGCCAACGTCCGCAACCTGTTCAAGTACATGCGCGAGTATCTCTATTCTCGGCCCGACAATATCGGCGGCGGGTCGCTCGCCTATCACTGGCGCATGACCGAGGATTTGAAGCGCTCGATCATGGCCAAGATGAAGGACGGTTTCGAGCTCAAGCGGTTGATCCCGCGCTCGGTGCCGCTGCTCGAAGAAATGCGCCACATCGTCAACGACGAGGGCTATCTCGCCGCCGAGGGCGGCTACAAAGACGATCGCGTCATCGCCTGCGCCTTGGCCTATGAGAACTATCGCATGTGGATGGCACGGCCGCTCGCGGCACAGCGCCTCACACGCGAGGTCGCCGACACCGAGGAACGCATCGGCGGCCTCAAACCGCTCGACCTCATGATGCGAGACTACCTGCGGCGCAGCAATATCACCGCCGAGGCGCCGGCGAGGATCAAACAACCATGGGAGTAAGCCGAGGACCGCGATAGAAGCGCATTGTGTGAGCGAGCCGTGGCACGAGACAGAAATGTAACCCTAGAGCGAGCCGACAGCGGAGACAGAAGTGGAGAAGTGGAGCGAGCCGTTCCTAAGGGCAGAAGCGAAGAGAGTGAGCGAGCCGTAAGTCCCGGCTGAAACGTACGTCGAGAGCGAGCCGCGCGTCGGGACAGAAGCGTGCCTTCCGAGCGAGCCGTTTGAAGTGACAGAAACGCTATAACGGAGCGAGCAAAAATGAAACGTGCAGGTGACATCCCACGCCTTTCGAAAGAGCAGGTGCTCGAGGCGCAGAAGCTAAGCAACCCAGAGGCGAGGTTCATAGTGGCGAACTACTACCTCGCACAGGAGATGCGCAAACGTGCCGATATGCAGCTTCGCCACGTCGGCGACAAAGAATTGCCGTTGGAGACGCAGGGTAAAACGACGCTGCTCCAATATACCGCCGACGCCTTCGCCGTCATCGAAGACCAGGTGAAAAAAACATTGCAGGCGTTCGCCGAAAGCGATCCAATCGGCCAATGGTGCCTGTCGCATCATGGCATAGGGCCGGTCATCACCGCCGGCCTGCTCGCGCATCTCGACATCACCAAAGCAGAAACCGCAGGATCATGGTGGTCCTTCGCCGGACTCAATCCCGATCGCAAGTGGCAGAAGGGCGAAAAACGTCCGTGGAACGCCGACCTGCGTCAAATCTGCTGGCACGCCGGACAGTGCTTCAAGCGCATATCGCATAACAAAGATGCGTTCTATGGCGCGCTCTATAGAGAACGCAAGCGGTTGCTCGTCGATCGAAATCTCGCCGGCGCCAATGCCGAACGCGCGAAAACCTATAAAACGCAATCAGCGGAGGTCAAAAAAACACTAGCCAAGGGCCAACTGCCGGACGGTAATATCGACAGCCAGGCGTGCAACTACGTCGTCAAGATCTTTCTGAGCCATCTTCATGCAGTGTGGTACTGGCATCACCACGGCCGGCCGCCACCACACCCCTACGCGATAGCGATCCAGGGGCATGCGCATTTCATCCGCGTGCCGAACTCGGAGTTGTTCCCCGGCTTCGATCAAGCCTACTACGCAGCGCGCGCGCAGCAGGCAGCGGAATAAGCCGTCAAGCGAGACAGATCCGAAAGAGGCGAGCGAGCCGAACGTGGTGACAGAAATGAGTACAGAGAGCGAGCCGTGTCGGCGGACTGAAACGTGATGCTTGAGCGAGCCGGGCCAACGGACAGAAACGAAAACCCGCGAGCGAGCCGGCGGAGAGATAGAAGCGAAAGTGATGAGCGAGCCGTACCCTTGGCCAGAAGCGCAGGCAGTGAGCGAGCCGCGATGGACGACAGAAAGCGAAAAGGATGAGCGTTCGCCCGCCCATGACGCCCGCCCAGGTGACGCGCGGCATCGCCATGCGCCGCTACGCCTGGGGTAAACGCATCAAGCAGATCGCGGATGAATCCGGCGTGCCGCCCAATACCATCCGCGACGTGCTGATGGCGAAGCCGTTCTCAGACGCCGTGCGCTCACGGCTCGAAGGCTATCTCAAAACCCCAGCCGGGCCCGCGGCCCTCGTCCAAAACTACGATCGCGTCGCGTTCGAGCGCAAAGGCATCACCGCAGCCCGCTTCATGCTGCTGCGGCGCGTCGTGCGGCTGAGAAAGATCGCCGAAATCTACCAAATGCCGCTAGCCGCAAAGCACCGTCTCAAAGCCATGACCGACGGCGAACTGCACGCCTACTTCTATACCTTGAGCATCCGTCTCAAGCGCGCCATCATGGCCCGCGAGCGCTGGATCACCGATAAATACAAGTTCTTCGACTCGATGGAAGTCTGGGAGTTCATCGAACGTGTCGATCAATTACGAACCAAAATACAAGCTCAAAACTCCGGACGACCTCAAGATCGCCCGCTACCAGCGCCGGCACGGTCATGAAGGCGAAGGCCCGTCATTCAATTTTGCGATCACCACCCAGCCCATCATCATGTTTTCTGGCTGGTGCTGCGGCAATTCCTCAACTCACGCCCGCACCTGCGTCGTCCACAACGAGGCCATCTGCTGGGTCGAATGGGGCGACGGCACGCTGCCAAAAGGCGTGCATTACGGCGCCCACATCTCCATCATCGGCCTCCTCAAAACCTACAATACCGGCGCCGGCTTCGATATCTGCCAAGCCTGCTTGCTCGACAAGTCGCCGCAAGCCATGATAACCGCAGCAATCGAGCACTATCCCGAAGCCGTCCTGCCGCCCCGCGGTAAAGAGATAAGGCGAAGAAAGCCGAGAAAGATCAATGTCAATTCGCCGAAGCACACAGCTGCGACAGATCCGGACGTAGCAGAAAAGAACAAATCATGCTCTCCCGAGACTGGCAGTGCACCAACTGCAACGCCGAGTTCCATTCCTACGACCATGGCCAGCCCCCCTGTCCAGCCTGCGGCGGCCGCGCCAAATGGGTGCCGGGTGGCGGACATATCGGATCCGAACATACGAAGGGCTGCGACCGCACACTTAGAAGCTTGGCTAAAGACTACGGCATGACCGACATGAACTCGGTCAGCCATTCCAGGGTCAATCGCGCCATGCCGTGGTCGCGCGGCCTCCACGCCCAGCCCGACCGGTCTTTGGGGATAAAACACTTCGCGCCGGGATTCTCGGCGCACTTCCATCCGACCTATCCGACTTGCTCACCGTCCGAAACTCCGGTCAACATCCGCGGCAAGAAAATCGTCGGTCAGGCGCTCGCGCGATCAGGCTCCATCCCCGGCCCATCCGTCAATACCAAGATCGAAGGGCGGTACTATCCGAACCCTTCGGGAAGGCCTCAGGGCGCATGAGCGCAGTCGAGCGATTCGCTATCGCCGTCGCCGTCCTGTGCATCGGCCTCGGCCTCGCCGCATGGTGGCCGATCCTGCGCCTGTCATGGCAATGGTGGTTCGGATGATCTTCCCCGACAGCGCAAAAGACCTCGAAATCCGCGTCCGCGACATCATCGACGCCTGCAACGACACGCGCTTCGAACGCGCCGAGCTCTACAAGCGCCGCGAAAGCTACTACATCTTCGGCTCAGCGACCCGCCAGCCGGTCAAGCACAACCGCATCCACGCCCATCTCGGCCTCGTCTCGTCGATGCTCTATTCGCCCGACCACGCGTTTTTTCATATCGCCGCCGAGCGCAACGCGCCGGATCAAATCGTGCGCCAAGCCATCGCCCTGCAAGACGAGTTCAACGACGACATTCAGGATTCGGGGATCTCGGATCTGTTCGACGATGCCATCCCGTGGGCGCTCACCTATGATTCGATGGTCTTCAAGCTCGGCTGGAACAATATCCGCGGCGAGTTGTTCGGCACGCTGATCCCGCCGCATCACTTCGGCGTCTATCGCGAGGACGAGACCGAGCTCGATGCCCAGCAGGCGTTCTGCCACACCTATTTTCTGGATTGGCACGAATCGGTGATCCGCCTCATCCGCGCCGGCCGCGCGCGCGACATCCCGCGCCTCTCGATCACCAACCGGCCATTCGTCTCGCCCTTCCCCGATATGCTCAATTCGATGATTATCAGCGCAACGGGCGGGTCGAACCTCCAGGGCAATGTCATCGGCCAGATCAACCCGCTCTATACCCCGACCGCCACCTACCAGCCGCGCGTCGACGTGCCGACCGTCGAGTGGTCCGAACTATGGGCATGGGATGACCAATGCGAGGATTATCGCTGCTTTCATATGGTGAAGCCCGATATCCTGATCTCAGACTCCAAGACCTACGTCGAAGCACTGTGGGGCACGAAGCCGAACGTGCTGCGCAAGAAGATGCAAGTGAAGAAGGATCTCGTCCGTCCGCGGCGCTCGCCAGAAGATGGTTTCAATCTGCAACCAGAGGACGACCTTGACGGTAATGGCGCCGAATCCGGCTTTCATCGCTCTCGCTCGAACCTGTTCTTTCCTCGCGATCATCCTTTCACGGTGATCCGCCCCTACGGCAAGTACAATTACTTCTGGGGCATGGCGCACATCGACAATTTGATGGCCTTGCAGGACTGGATGACGGAGCGACTCGACCAGATCGCCGACATCCTCGAAAAACAAGCCTACCCGGCCCGCGTCGGCTCGGGCATCATGGGCATGGCAGACGAAAAATTCGAAGCCTTCGGCGGCGCCGACACCTGGATGCTCGACCAGTCGCCCAATGCCCAGGTCAAAGAGCTCAAGCCCGAAATGCCGCCCGACATCTTCCACGACGTCAACGAGATCGGCGGCATGTTCCTCGAGGCGTCGGGCCTCACCGAACTCATCGCCGGCCGCGGCGAAACCGGCGTTCGATCGGGCCGCCAGGAGCGCAGCCAGAAGCAAACCGGCGGCGCACGCATCAAGAAGGCGGCGCTCAAGCTCGAGCCGGCGCTCGCCCGCATCGGCGACATCGGGCTACGGCTCAAAATGCGCAACGACGAGGAACTCATCACTCCAGAGCAGGGCGACGATGAAGAAAAGGCCGTTCCATTCATGGCTGCGCAGATTGCTTCGGAGGTTAAAATCCGCGTTGACGGCCATTCGCACTCGCCGCTGTTCGCCGATGAATCGCGCGAGGCCGCGCAACTCTTGAAGCGCGCCGGCGCCATTGATAATGAGATGTACGTTCGCATGCTCAACCCGCCGGCCAAGCAGAACATCATCCACTCGATGCGGATGGCCGAGAAGCGTCAAGCTAGGCTGATGCAGCAGGCGCAGCAAAATCCGGCGTTGCTGCAACTGTTGACCGGTAAGCACGGCAAGGGCCAAGCAAGAAAGTGAGGATCACCATGTTCTACAAATGCATCGCCTGCATCCACTCCGGCCATCCACTGATCTGGTCAACGGAGTTCGACAGCAAGGCCGCGGCCGATAAGGCGGCGGAGTTCCTGCGCACGCATGGGAATTTCGACACAATCGTCATCGCCGATGTGGATCCGGACGAGAGCGAGAACCATGAAACGGCGCCACAGGAGAACGTGCCGTCAGTTTTGTCCGTAGGCCCCTTGTTGGAGCCAGTATAATCTGGCAGATTAGCGCTCTCTGGTCCAACAGGAGCTACAGCCATGGCACGACGTAGACGCCACCGCGGTCGTAGGGGCCGCCGGTAATCCACTCGGTCCTTCTCTACCTACTACCCCTCCCATAACGGGAATCTGGCCCTGCTTGCAGGGCCTTTTGTTTTGGCGTAGCATGAGCGAATGCGACCAATGCTCTGCGCGAAATGCGATAATCGCGCACGTCCTGGACAAGCATATTGTCGGTCATGTCACAACGCCTACACCCGCGAATGGCGCAAGAAGCGTGGGGGATATGTCGGACTTTCAGCCGATGAAAAGCACCGAGATGCCGCACGATCCCATGCTAGCATCGCTGTTCGCCGCGGCCGTCTTAAACCACAACCTTGCGCCGTCTGCTCTTTTCTTTTTGCCGAAATGCACCACCCCGACTACACGAAACCTCTGGAAGTCGTGTGGCTGTGTCGTCAATGTCATCGAAGACTGCACCGTGAAGTAGCATAATGCCCGCATTGCCCACACCCCTCATGCGACCTGGCGGCGCTCCTGGCGGCATGCGCCCCCCAATGCCCGGCGGGCCCGGCGGCGCACGATCCCCAGTTCTTGGTGCCGGCGGCCCCGGCGGTGGCCCGATGGTCGCCCCCGGCGCCGGCATGGGTAATACCGCTGCGGCGGTCGCGCGCATCGGCCGGGTGTATGACGTCCTTCTCAACACCCTGCCCGCCTTCCCTCGCGGTTCGAAGGAACAGCAGGCTGTTATGCGCGCGGCCTCCGCTCTCAATTCGCTGTTTGGCGGCGAGAAAGCAGCCGAGGCGGGCCCGGCCGCCGGCCAGCAAATGATGCAACAGGGATTGCGTCCTAATCCGGCCCTTGCCGGAACGCCCAATCCTGGGTTAAACCTCGCACCGATGCGCGGGATTGGCGCGGCGGCCCAGCCGCCAATGAACCAGGCGGCATGAGGATCCTCGAACATGGCACAAGAATTTTTGCGACCGACGAAGGTCCCGCACCTCGATTCGCTCGCCAAGCGGCGCATGGAGGACGGCCAGTTCCGCAATCCGCCCCTCTACACCGAACTCGGCGGCTTCTCGTCAGCCACCAAGGGCAAGTTCGACCAGAACAAAATGACCATGGAGAAGGGCGGCCCGAGCGCGTTGCGCGGTAGGCCGATCAGCAAATGAAGAAATTCGTCTTCATCACGACCGTGGTTGCAATAGCCTATGTGGCCGTGCTCGCGAGCTATGTTGTCGATCGCAGCGCCGCCCAGCCCACCACGCTCGGCCCGAACGTCTACTCGCTCTCGATCGGCACCGGCGCAAGCCTCGCCGCAGTCGGCGCCAATCCGTCGCGCCGCGCGGTCACCATCTGCAACAATCACGCCTCGCAGAGCATCAACTTCACCTTCGGCACCACGGTCACGCCCGTGTCGACCTCGGTCGGCCAATTCCTGCCGGGCGGCAATGTCGCTGCATCGTGCTTCACCACGCCGGGCTCGGTCGTCGGCGGCGTCGGCGGCCAGATCAACATGATCGCATCAGGCGCAACTACGCCCGTGACAGTATTCGAGTATTGATAGATGGCGCCGCTCCCCGCACGGCAGTTAACCCCGCAGGAGATGGCGACCTACTCGAATCTATTGGTCGGCCTCGCCAAGGATCCGAACTACCGCCACCTCATCGCCCCGCTGATCGCCAAGAAATATCCCGAGCACGCGACCGCCTTCAACGACGTCGCCGTGGCGAACCAGATCCACCAATTGCGCCGCGAAATCCAGACCGAAAAAGCCAATCGCGAGATCGAGAAATTCACCGAGGCCCAGGAGGGCCAGCGCAAAGAACTCGTCAAATCAGGTCGCTACACCGACGAGCAGACCAAAGAAATCAAGGCGGTCATGGACCGCTACCATATCGATGACTACAATGCCGGCGCTGTTCTCTATTCCCACGAAAAGGCGCCCGACATCGCCGCGCCGCCGCTCCCCGAGGAACGGCCCGGCGCCACCTGGGAATTCCCTTCGGTCGAGGGGAGGGACGGCAAGCCCATCCCCTTCGCCGATTTCATGAAAGACCCCACCGCCGCCGCGCGCAATGCCGCCTATACGGTCATTAGCCAGTTTCGAAATTCTCGTCTGCCGGCACAAATGACCAGATAAGACGGCCCTCGCGGGGGTACTTAAATGCCGCAGTATGGGCAGGGAATCATTCCGGCCGCCGGCCCGGTAGCGTCAGAATTGACTGCCGTCGTCCGCCGAGCCTTCATGCCGCGGGTCTACGTCCAAATCTGGAAGTCTGCGCCGCTCGTCGCCTGCTTGCTGTCCGCGGCGCAGGTCGCGACCGGCGGCCTCTCACCCATCACCGCGCCGCTCCAGGGCGCGCCCATGGTCCAAGGCCAGTGGGTCGATTACTCAGGCTCGTTCCAGCAGCCCGGCAATATGCCGGCGCTTCAGAACGCAGAATTCAATTTGAAGGCTTACTGCACGCCTATACCATTCCTCGGTTTTGAGGGCCTGGTGCAGGTCGATTACTCGATCGTCCCGCTGATCGACGCGCGGATGAACGACGCCACCAACGTCACGATCGACGCCTTCGCGCAGGCGCTCTATTCGAATATCAGCAACACCCAGCAACTCATTGGCCTACCTGGCGCAATCGACGACGGCACGTTCCTCAACACCTATGGCGGCATCCCGCGCAACACCCAGATCTTCTGGAAGTCGGTCTACGTCCACAACCTGACGACGCCGAGTCCGACCCGAAACCTCATGTTGCAGTACGTCGCGCAAGTGACGAAACTCACAGGCGAAATGCCGACCATCGGGATCATGGGATTCGGCACCTGGACCTTGTTGGCGCAGGATTTTACTCCTAACGAGCGCTACACGATCCGGCCGGGCGATGACCTCAACTCGGCGAATTTCGTCGGTCACTCGTCCTTCCAGGCGCTTGATATTGCTGGCATTCCCTTCTACGCCGACCCGTATGCGCCGGAAGGGACTTTGTTCCTCATCAATACGAATTACCTGTCCCTGTTTCTGCACGAGGCGGCCGCTTTCGCCTTCACCGGCTTCGAGAGCACGCTTCCGAACAATCAATTCGGATATATCAGCGCGATCTTGAGCTTGCTCGAGCTCGTGAATGTCAAATGCAAAGCCCACGGCAAGATTGACGGCCTGAACTTCCTGGCGATCTGAGGGATAAAGACAGATGGCACAGACCCGCGGTTATGGCATGCCGCTGCCGCTGCCTTCGGCAGCCGGCGGCGATATGTCCGGAACACTCATCTCGGGCGGCGTCTACCGCGTCCCGGCCGGCGAGTGGTTCATGCAGATGGGCCAGCAAATCGGCCTGCAATGGTTCGATCCCAACATGGGCGGTTGGCGCCTGATCGGTAATCCGGGCTCCACATTTGATTGGGTGCCGACCGACGGCAATAACTTCCGTCTCGTCAATCTGTCCGGCATCGTCATCGGCGCCTCGATCACCGCGGCGGGCTCGGGCGGCACCAATGGCATCGGCCCAACGCAAACCGGCGTCACCGTCAGCTTCGGCGCGCCAGTCTCGGCGCTCCCCGGTAATACCGCAACCGCCTACGCCATTATCGGCGGCTCAGTCGCCGCACCAACGGTCACCGTTGCAGGCGCCGGATTCACTGTCCCGCCGCTGATCCTCATCGACCCGCCGCCGATCGGCGGCATTCAAGCCACCGCGATCGCAACGCTCACCTCGGGCGGCGGCATCAGCAGCATCACCATGCAAAACGTCGGCGCCGGTTATACCGCGACGCCAAATTTCTGGATTATCCCGCAGGGCAATACCACGATGAACGCCCTGCCGGCCGGCGCGACGCCCGATCCCTATCCGTTCTTCGGGAATGGCTTCGTCAACCCCGCCAATCTGCCGGCCCTGTCGCTCTATCAGCCGAACTCGTCATCCGCCTCGGCCGGATCGAGCGCCGGCGCGCTGCTGACGCCAATCGCCCTGACCGGATCCGGCACCCTGACCGGCATTGTGATGCTCAACTACGGCGGCACTTACGACGGCACGCACATCCCGACCGTCACCATCACGGGCCTCGGCGGCTCGCCAACCGCCACCGCCATCATGTCGATGTGCTGCACCTCGGTGACCGTGGGCACCGCGGGCGTCGCCTACGGCACGAGCGCCATGTGGGAGACATCACTCGGCAATATCGTGCCAGGCCAAATCAACAATAATATGCCAAACCCCTCGCCGGCACGCGGCGTCTGCGTGCTCTCCGGCGGCGCGGTGACGGGCTTCACGATCGAAAACGCCGGCTTCGGCTTTCAGAAAGTGCCAACAGTGGCCGTCATGGGTACCAACACCATCCCGACCACCTATGCCACCGGCACCGTGGTCTGCGGCGGTGTGGTCGACACCTATGTCCTCCAGGGTAGGCTGCAATAATGGCTCAACTCCCCGGCCTGCCCCACTTCAATCTCGCCCGCGGGCCCCTGCCCGACGCCGAACCCGCGCCATCCGCTCCGCCGCCGATGCAGATGGTCGAGGTGGTGAACCGCAATACCTTCGTGATGCAAGACCGTTTCGACGGCGTGCCGTACACCTTCAAGCCCAACGTGCCGATCTCCATCACGCCGCAGGCCGCCCGCCACTTCTTCGGCTGGCCCGCGGAGGGCGAGATCATGAAGCTGTGGACCTGCCGGCGCTTCGGATGGAACACGCCAGACCACATCACACAGGACAAGAATCGCCCGCACGACGAGCGCACGGTGGCGGATATCTATTTCGAGAACCTTGACATCAAGACCATCGAGTACGAGATGGTTCGCAAGGAGTCGTCGGTGCCCATGCCGGAGGATCACGATCTCGCCGATCGGCCCGACATGGACGAGCGCGCCGCGGCCGAACCGGACCGCGAGCCGCGCGGCGATCCGACCGGGGAGGTGCGCAGCGGCGCCGGTAGGCACGCCAGGACGAGGACGCCGCGCAAGATGGAGTTTTGAGTTTGCTCAAGCGTCTCAGGGAATGGTGGCAGCGCATCGCGCTTGCGATGTGGCTTCATCCAGAGTTTGACATCACCAAGCGCCATACCATCTTTGGCGCCGCCGCGATGGTTGCGACCGCGCTTATGCCGGCGCCCATTGTTCGTGCCTTTGGTCGAATCCAATTAGCGGATGTGACGCGACGGGCTTTCATGCCGCGCGTTTATGTGCAACTCTGGAAGGCGGCGCCGCTGATGGCGGCTTTGCTGGTCCAATAATGTGCTGCTCGCCACGCTCCAAACCTACGTGACGCAGGTGCAGCGTCTTCTGCATGACGCCACCAATGCCAACTTCAGCAATCAAGAGATCATCGACCGGGTCAACGAGGCGCGCGAGGATGTTGCGCTTGATATGCGGTGCGTACGTTCCTTTCGCACAGGTGTTCAAGCCATCCCCGGTGTTGAAACCTACCAGCTCTCAGGCGCCGTGGTCGGCGCGACAATTACGGCGGGCGGGGGTACCTACACCGGAACACCCCCTACCGTCACTTTTTCGGCGGCGCCTGCCGGGGGAGTGACGGCGACCGGCACGGCCCAACTCGACACCGCGGGCCAGAACGTCATCGCCATCAACATGACGGCATGGGGGCAGGGCTATCTTACCGCCCCGACCATCACCTTCGGCTCGGGCACGGCCGCGGCGACCGCAAACTTCTTCGCGAATGTGTTTCAGATCAACGCCATCTCGAACGTCTGGAACAACCAGCGCTACACGCTGGATTTTCGTGGTTTTGGTTTGTTTCAAGCCTACTTCCGGGCTTGGACGACGATCTTTCAGTCGCGACCAGGCGTGTGGACCATTCACCCTGAGACACTGAATGTGTTTTTGAGGCCGCCGCCTGATCAGATCTATTTCATGGAATGGGACGTGATGAGTCTGCCACTCCCGTTAGTGAATTTAACGGATATCGACAAAGAAGTCGTGACGCCGTGGAACAAGGCCGTGCAGTTCCGGGCGACCGCACTATGCCTGATGAAGAATCAGAACTTCGATCAGGCCCAGTACTATGAGGAGAAGTACGAGCAGCGCGTGCCGCGCATCATCATGGGACAGGGCGGGATTAGAATCCCAAATCCGTACAATCGAACCTTCCAGCGGCGCGTCTCTCGAGGCTGATCATGCCCGGCGTCGGCGAACAGCAACGCAAGGCGCAGGAGTTCATCACCTTCGTCGGCTGGACGAAGATGAACACAAGGTTCGCTCGCGAGGCCCTGC